TAGTTCCATGTGATTACTATATTAGTAGCATTTGGAGGCACTGTGAAGTGCTTAGAAATATCAGAAATAACAATACATACACTATTCTGTCATTAAATTAATGTTTGAGCAAGAGATATTGTCTTTACTAGAACTAGGTTTTACTAGAGAACAAGCAATTCAAGAGCTAAATCTTGAACTCAATGAATTAATTGAATGTTAAACTTATTGAGAATATATTATTTAAAGATGGTTTTTGGGTTGTGATTGACTCTATATGTTTTCAACTTTATTTAATATATTCTCATTCTTATTCTCCAACAAATCAATTTATTATGAAAGAAATAACAAATGAACAGAAAATAGCTATTCTTCAAGCTGCTTTAGAATTGATTAAAAGTCATAACAAGTATAATCTCTGTGAAACAATTAGAATGTTAACAGAGAATAAAACTGGATTGATATATGATTCTACAGAAATTAGAGTTATATTCAATTTAAATGATTATAAACCAGTTGATAGAGTTAGAATGGAAGAATGGTGGTCTTTAGATGCTGAAGGTCAGCAACAAAGAATTAATGTAATTGAATTATTAATCTTTAAACTTAAAAATCTATGAAAAAACTATGGATTATAATAGCAGGAATAGACTTAATTATCAGTTTGATAGTTTTAGCCTTTAGTGAGTTATATGTTTATAACCCTAAGAAATCTAATAAATATATTCCATTAAAAGTTGAATATCATTTAATTAATCATGATGTTAATGATCCTAATACTGTTTCAGGTAGGCTTAATTTACATTATGGTATTAAAGTTAATGATTTGTTAGAATTAAAATATATTAATGATACTTTATGTTTAAGTGGAATTAATCTATTTAAATCAGATTCTAATGCAACTATTTGTAAAGTAATAGAATATAGAGAATAAATAATACTTGGTGTGGGGAGTGAACATTAGACTAGTAATGGAGGATTGAACGAGATTCTAACCATTATTAGTCTAATTAGTATTAATCTATAAAAACTAAAACATATGAATGTAGAACAACTAATAATAGGTAAACATTATATCTATACAAATCATAATAATGAAGAAGTTCATGTTGAATATATTGGTGTAGTATCTGATGGATTAACATTCTATAAGTTTAGATGTTATGAAACTGATAGTATTACAACATATTCTCTATTTGATTTTGAAGTTGTAAATTGTATTAAAGAATTATAATTAATTATGTTGTACTGTCACTTAAATGTGCTGTTCTCACAATAGCTACTTAAAGGCTATTATTTTATTAATCTAATATTTAAACAAATGGCAACAAAACAAACAATAATTAATTCTTTAACACCAGTGATAGTTATATTATTTCTATTTACTAGTGTAGTTTTATTAATTAATAGTAAGGCTGATAAGCCTAAATTAAAGACATTATCATTACCAGAAGAATTTATGGAAATAACTAAAGGTGATACTTTAGGTGTTTATGAATCTAATGATACTGTTTATTTAGAGTTTTATAGAGGAGATATAAGATCTAATAGTAAATATAAACTTCTAATAGCTAATTAATATGTGCTTTTATATAAGAAATAACATAGAATCAGCTACATTATGGGTAGCTAAACAAGATATAACTTGTTATAAAATATTAGATAGAGAATTAATTTCTCCTTATCAAAGATTTAAATATGAATATAATAAGTTATACAAAGTTAAAATAGGAAGATTAGTTCATATGTCTAGTGCAAATAATACTAAAAATGGAATAATATTACATCCTTTCTATGGTAGTAGCATGTCAATATTTTATATTAATAAAGGATTACATTCTTATTCATCTAAAGATGAAGCCAAATCATATGAAAGTGATTTTGTATATAAAGCTATTATTCCTAAAGGATCAGAGTTTTATTATGATAATTTTTGTAAGGAATATGTTTCTAATCAATTAATAATTAAAAAACTAATTAAATGAACACATTTAAAATAATAACAGCTTCATTTATATTGACATTATTTGATGTAATTAATTGGTTTAAAACTAATTGGTTTCTAATAGTGTTATGGACTATGTTTCTAATTATTGTTATATTTAATATTATTTACATTTATATTAGAATATATGGTAATATTAGATAATATATTAGTAGACTTAGTTACAATTCTATTTGTATTATGTCTAATACATGAATTAATCTTTAAATTTTATAACAAATGAATGCAGATCAAATGATTAAAGGTGAATATTATTCATTAAACGATGGAGAATATATTTTTAGATTTAAATATATTAATGATAAATATGTTTTTATTATGGATGATTATTTGTGGAGAAATAATTTACAAACAAATCAAACTTTAAATAATGAATTATGTTTATGTGATTTTAATAATAAAGATATTAGAAAAGCTACATTAGATGAAATTAAATTATTAAATTTTAATTATAGTATTAAAAGAGTTATTCAAATTTATTAAATGATACCAAGTGTGTTGGTGAATGATTGATAATCAAATAGTTATATGATTAAAGGAGGACATTAGTTGTTTTATTAAGTGACTTATAACCTGAGATGTTAATATATAATTGTTTGATTATTAAGTTAATTAGTTGATAATGAGTGATTTAATAAAGATTTTAACTTCTATTTTAGTCATAAGTTAAGTTATTCATTATCAATTAGTTATATTTTAATATAATTTTAGAGATTTGTCACAGAATTGTCATGTTCTTAGTTAGACTAGTGATGTAGGTCATATAATCTATTTTCTCTATTAGCGAAATTTTCTCTAAATTTATAATAATTATCCAAAACTATAGCTTTTTATTCATTACAATTATAATAATCCTTATTATATTATTAACTTAATATATAAACTAACATGTCAATTATATTAGAATTAACAGATAAAATACCATTTGGTAAATTTAAAGGTTTATCAATTGAAGCATTATTAGATGATAATGTATATTTTATATCATCTCAACATAAATATTTAAATTGGTTTAATAAAACAGTTACAACTCATCAGTTTTCAGATGAAGTTAAACTATTATTAAAACTTAAATTAAAAGAAATAGCTGATGAAGCAATAGAAGCTGAAAGAGCTTGGAATCAAAGACAATGGGAATTATCTCAACCACCTTATTCTAATAAATCATCAAACAAAAGATCATCCTCATATACTAATGAAAATTCATGGCAATCTGGAATAAATGAAAGCTATCAAGAAGTTGGAATGAATTTGGGTGATATGGGTTATGATGGTGATGGGTGGTAATTGAAGCTTCAGATGAATTAGTAATTAATAATATTAATAATTAAAAATAAATGAAGAAAATTATATTTATGTTCATGATTGCATTAGTTGTAACATCATGTCAAGAACCAACAATAATAAAACAAGATAAATTACCTATTTTAGTAGATAAAATAAAAGATGAAGCTAAATTTGATACAGTATTAACAATATCTGATAATAACAAAGTATATTTGTTTGAAACTAAACAAAATGAATATATTGGTGAATATTATAAAGAAACTGATGATATTGGTTTTGGTATATTTATTGGTATAGTAATAGGATTATTTATTGTATTACTATTATTTGCTGCATTTTATGATTAAATAAACTAAAACAAATGATAAAATCAATAATATCAACAATAATAACATTTTTGTTATTTCAATTTTCTCCGTTATATTGTAGATGGATACAAAAAACTTTTAATTATGATAGAGATGAAATGTTTTTAATTTTTATATCTTTAGCAATAATAATTATAGGTTCTATAATAAATACAATAGTTTCATGGGCCTTTTATATAGATAAAAAATTATAATATGAAAATCAAACAAACAATTTATCCAGATTTAATATTTACTTGTTTCAATGATTGGATGAGATATATTAGATTAACTAATAGAAAATAAAGAAATTAGACTATCTGCTGAAGATATTTTTGCAACCTTTTTGATGTTTTCTGCATCTTATATATATGAAAAAAATATACATTTATTGTTTAAAAGACCCAAATGGGTTAATTAGATATATTGGTAAAACAACCAATATAAAAAGAAGATTATATGGGCACATATATGAAGCAAAAAAATCAAAAGGAAAAAGATATGTTTTAAATTGGATAATCAATTTAATAAATTCTGGATTACTTCCAATTATAGAAGTTATAGAAATTTGTAATGAAAGTAATTGGCAAGAAAAAGAAATTTATTGGATTGATTTTTACAGAAAAATTATTCCTAATCTTTGTAATAATTCTGATGGTGGATTAGGAGGAAGTGGAATAAAAAATTATTCTAAAGAAGAAATTATTAGAAGAAAATCATTAATGAGTAGGCAGTTTTCTAAATTTTCAAATGAAGAAAAGTTAAATATTTGGAAATTAATAAAAGAAAATAAATCCACTGAAGATATTAAATTATTCTATCCAACCTATAGTAGACAAATTCATTTTGGTGTTAAAAATGGAAGACAATGGAATGAAATAACTAATTTGATTAAAGTTAAAGGGAAATCAAAAAGAAAGGGTTATACTTATAATAAAGGATTGTTTATAATTAGAAAAAAGACAAATGGAAAAAGTAATGTTTTATTTTCTTCAAAAGTTGAAGAAGAAGTATTAAAATACTTAGAAATGGACAGATAGTCTATACTTACATACCAAGGCTCATAACACTTTAAGGTGGTAACTCTGGAGTAATAGATATACGCTTAAAAATACTAGTTTGGATAAGTGTACATTATTACGAGATAGAGAAAAATAAACTTTACAACTTTGAGCCGCGGTGCCATATTACAGGCTAAACATTGATCCTGATGTAAATTAATCTGGGACAATCAGATAGAGGTGCTAGAATAATTTCTCTTAATTGAGGCTTATAAAAGCTTAAAACTGCCAGTAGTGATACTGAATAAAGAATTGATTATATATCAATAGAATAACTCTAATTTACATAAAGATACTAATAGAAATATTAGATGTGTTGTTCCCTTGAGAAAGGGATTATTAACCCAAGAGAGAGAAGGTTATGCTCTACAACACAAATGAGCTCACTACTTACCTGTAAGGTGGAGTAGTTTTTATTTAAAAAAGTAAAAAATGGAACAATGGAAAGATGTCCCAAACTATGAAAACTTATATCAAATAAGCAATTTTGGCAATGCAAGAAGTTTAGACAGATGTTCTAAAAACAAGGTTTTATTAAAAGGCAAACCAATTAAATTAAACGCAGATAAATTTGGATATTTTAGATTTACAGTAACTAAAGGAAATTCAAGTAAAACATTAAGAATACATAGGTTAGTTGGAGAATTATTCATACCTAACCCTTTTAATTTGCCTCAATTAAATCATAAAAATGGGAATAAAGAAGATAATTGTAAAGATAATTTAGAATGGTGTTCTGATTCAGATAACAAGAAACATGCTTATAGTATTGGTTTAATGAAATCAGGTAATCAATATAGTAAAAATAAAACTAGAGCTAATTTGCCTAGATATTGTTAATTATTTCTAGCTTTTCAAAGAAGCAGCTTATAATTAATCTGAAAAGCTACAACTATTAAAGTTAAGTATTTATACTAAACAATGTGATTTAGAGGAAAATAGTAGCATTATAAGTAGATTTGATGACACTGGTAGTTAAGTTAGAACAAAATATACAGTGAAGTTGAAAGTCTTGTTCTACACCAGTGTAAAAACCATAGAAATGATAAACAAATGAAAACAATTAAAAACTTATTAAATTGTATATTTATATTATTATTTGTTATAATAGCTTCATTTTTAATTACTTCTGATATTAACAAAGAACAAGCTAAATCAAAAATAATAGAAATACCTTTTATAAAATGTTACAAATATGGATATAACTAAAATAAGATATTTAAAAGCAATAGAAAATTATAATGGTTATATTATGAAGAATGTTATATATCAATCTTATAATATTGGTATAGTAATTAATAATTCATTAGGTAATCTTAATTATAGAATTAATCAGAATCTTTACTTTATCAATGAAAGGGAAGAAGAATATTTTATTGAAGTTACTGAAAAAGAATATAAAAATCAATTTAAGAAAATAATACAAATCTATTAAAACTAAAAACTATGACACTAATCACATCAAAAAGACCTAGAATTATTGTTCAAAACAAGGTTCTATTAGCTTCTTCTACAGGATATAGAGGAAATACAATTAATCAAAATAGAGCATTTAATAGAGCTAATAACTTAGCTATTGGAGTTATTAATGCTTTTAATAAGAAGTAAAAATGAAAACAAATAAATTATTAATTATAATAGCAATAGGTATATGGGCTTGGTTTATGCCATTCTTATTTAAAAATCTAGATTTAATAGACCAAATATTATTGTTTATTGGTGGGAGTTATATAATAGGATTAGGTTTATTTGGTTTAATATTAAATTATAAAAAACAAATAATAAAGTTTATTGGTGATATTATTTATATTAGATATTATCAAGAAACTAATTTGGCCAATAAATTATTAGTAATTGGATTTCTAAGAGGTATATTTGGATTTAAACTATTTTATTATATAGATTTATGAAGTTATATGCTAAATGTATAAACAAAGATAATAAAGATTTAACTATTGGTAAAACATATGAATATTTTATTAAAGAAAATAATAATTATAGTTGGATAGAAAACGATGGAATAGAAAATGGGTATTCAAATAGTGGTAATAGTTTGGGTTTTTCTAAGATGAAATTTTTAGAATTTTTTAAACCAATTAAATCAATTAAACCAATTAAAAGAGTAATACAAATTTATTAAGAATTTTAAATTAAATAATAACAATTAAAAACAAAAAACAATTATGGCAAAAACAGTAAAAGCAACAAATGAAGTAGCATTATCAGGACAATTTAATATTACTGAAGAAGGAATTCCAGCAATGTTAAAACAAATTACTGAAAGAATTTCTCAATTAACAGGCAGTAAAGAGAAAAAATCAAGACTTAGTGGTCAATTAATGGGAGAAACTCTTTCAGAAGTTAAAGATGTTAATAAACTTCAAGAATTATATGCTTATATTACAAAAAAAGGTGCAGCAATTGAAGAAAATAGAGATAAATTTCTTGCTGTATCTCCAATACAATTGAAAGAGTATATAGAAGAAGGTGGAACTGTTGCTGAATGGCAAGAAGCTATTTTAGAACAATATGCTAATGTAACTCATGAAGAAGAATTACAGAAATTAAAGAAAACTAAAATAGCTTTAGAAGAATGTCTTTCTGAAGAAGCTAAAAAGAAAGCAAGATTAGAAAGTATTGGTGTTACATTAAAAGAAATTTTAAATAAATAGTTACTAATTAATATAAGAGAATGTAGAAATATGTTCTCTTATATTTTATATTATTATAATGACAAATGAAAAATTATTAATTAAAGCTAGAAGAGATTATCCTATTGGTATTAAATTTATTAGTCCTGAAAATAATAGAACTTATATTATAAAAAATGATAGATATTGGATTGGTACTAGTGAATCTATTTTAGCTTCAATTAATGGACATTCTGGAGAATATATTTATTATAATGATAAATGGGCTAAAATAGTATCAAAACCAAAGAAAATAATTCAGATTTACTAATTTAAACGTCTTGTGCTCAACTTAAATGTTGTGTTCTCAAAATCAATAGGTAAAGTTGATTTATATACAATAACCTTAATAATATTACAATTTAATTTGATATATTGTTTTGGTTATTGTATTTTTATTAATATTTAATAATTAATTAATGAAATATAAAATAGGAGATATTGTTAAATTTATCAATTTAGATGTAGATTATCGTATAGGAGGTGAATGGGAACATGTTTTTAAAAGAAATAATAAAGAATTAACTATTGGAGGAAGTTTAATAATAAATAAAGAATATTATAATAAATATTTTGCTAAAATAATTGATATACAAAAAGATGATTATTTAGTAGAATATAAAGATAATTCTAATAAATTTGTTAGACTTTCATTTAAAGAAAATAGATTTACTTTAGTTAAGCAATATAAACAAATAATTCAAATATATTAACTATGAGTGAAGAAATAATAACATTGAATGGTGTCAATTTCAAAATTGATGAAAATAGTAATTTAATAGCTTTCAAAGAATCTAAGAAATCAAAATTATTAAAAAGAAGACAAGAATTATATTCTTGGAATTGGTTTTATATGAATTCTAAAGAAAGTTTATATGCTACTAGGTATCATCAAATAGAAGTTATGAAAGATGGAGAAAAATTCATTGATGGTGTGTATATAAATGATAATTTAAATTCTCATTATGGTAAAGCTATTTATTATTCTCAAAGATATAAAGATGATAGAGATAAAATAGCAAAAGTAAATTTAGAAATAGAGAAAAATTGGAATGAATCTAAACCTGTAGAAAAATGAAAACAAAAATATTAGTGGTATTATTAGCAATATTTTTATGTTCTTGTGAAAGTTTTATGTTAAGTCCATTGGTGATTACAGGAATTGAGACTAATAATAAAACTAATAATTCTGTTTATAGTGGCTATAGATACATAGTTCATTTAGAAGGAGGATTAAATTACTTCACAAACAAAAAATATTATATAGGAGATACAATTAAATGACAAATGAAGTAATTATAGAAATAGTAGAAACATTTTGTTTAACAATAGTCTGTATTGCATTTTTTTGGTTTTTAACCAAATTATAAAAGTATTAAATAATATATAAATTCTCTATATAGATGGGACAAACCACAGAGATAGTTGTAATTGTATATTATTAATAGATATTAGTCTATATCTTTAAAATAAGGACAAATGTGAAACTTATGGCATTATAAATATAAGTGTAAATGATAATAAATTATCATAAAAAATAATAAAATATAACAAAAAAACAAAAACATTATGGAAACAGTAAAACCAATTAGAATGTCTGAAATTAAAACAGAAAAAAGAATTAAAGACACAAAGAAAAACCGTCAATTTTATACACTTTATTTTATGGATCCAAATAATCCTTTAGCTGAAATGCGTCAAAGGAATGTGTTTCAATCTCATGTAAATGATGCTGGAACAGATTGTATTTGGAAATCAGGGGATCCTTCAATAATGAAACAATTTATTGCTGAAAACAGGGAAATTCCTGGTCAATTTTTAAATGTAAAAGTAGTTCCTTATCAAGTTGGAGAGAGAATGGTAGATAGTTATTCTCTAATATTACTTAGAGGAGAGAAACTAGAAACTATTCTTAAACAACAAGGTCATGTATTGGCTACAACTGTTGTTAAAAAACAAGAAGAAGTTCTTAGTTTAAACTAATATAAAATGGTCTGTCTAGTAGCTAGCTGGAAAAAGCACGTAGGAATATAGATGTATTGGTTCGAGTCCAATCTAGACAGCTTAATTAAATTATTAATTTAAAAATTATAATAATGTTTAAAAAGAATTATAATATAAAACATAGATTTGATAAAATATATGGTAAATGTTCTTGTGGTAATACTTGGATATTAAGAAAGAATAACAATACAAATATAGATTTTCTTGGATGTTCTAATTATCCTAAATGTAAAAATACTAAAAATATAAGTAAATGATAGTTAAATGTATAAATGATAAATTTGATGAAGAGAATAAAATTTTAAAAGCTATTAAATTAGTTGGAGATGATTACTTAATTCCTAAATTAGATCAAGAATATGAAGTAATTGGTTATGGAGATTTTAAAAAGAGAAAAGGATATTTATTAAAAGAAATTGATACATCAATATATGGTGCGCGATTATTTTTTAATGAAGATAATTTTATGATTATAGATGACAGTTTTATGCCTAATATTATATTAGAAGATGGTCATTTAGCAAGAGAAGTATTATTATATATGGAAATTAATATTAATAAATAAAAACTAAAATTATGTTAGAAATAGACTATAAACAAGTAAAAGCTAAAGATTTAAAGAAGTATGGAAAATTTATTAAAAAAGAATTGTATTTAAAAGAAGGAATTCATTGTTTACCTAGATTTGAAATTAATTCAGATAAAGTTTTTGTAGTTAATAATAATCAAACATTAAAAGAAAATGAATGATATAATTAAAGAAGGTTCTATTATTTTAATAGATAAAGATAAATATTTATATGATCCTGATAAAAAGTTTAAAACTACTAAATATAAAATTTTTAGTGGTTGGAATCAACAAGCAATTCAAAGGAATATTAATAATGGAAGCTGGATATATAAAGGAAATTTAAATGAATCTAATAAAATAATACAAATTTATTAATGAATAAAATAAAAGAAAATGATTTTATAGTTAGAACTTGGCCTAGTGGTAAAAAGACTATGGGAAAAGCTATATCCTTACATGGTAAGTTTAGTACTCCTGTGTTATATTTTGAATCATTAGAAACTTATTTTTCTGAAGGTGGTGTTTTAATTAATAATACTTATGGAGAGGTTAAAAATAATTATTGTGGAATACCACAAAGACTTGCTGCAAAAAAAGAAATTAATTGGTTTAATAAATATAAAACATTAACTAATTATAAAGAAAAAGAGATAATACAGATATATTAATGAATGAAAATTTAATAAAAAATCATTATGAAATAGCATTAAATTTAATTAATTTAAAAGAAATTAAGAAAGCTAAACTTGAATTATATAATAAAATGCCAATTGAATTATATGATGAAAGTTTAGATATTCTTAATAATAGAAATTTAAAGTTTAAGAATAGAAAGCTTAAACAATTAATTGAAAATGTACACAGTTTAATTAATGATTATAATGAACAAGAGAAAGAATCAAATATTAACGATAATAATATAAACTTTTTAATATGATGGAAGTATTAGTTAAGCATCCATCTGGTAATCAAATGAAAGCTTGTGATGAGTGTAAATATAGAACTTTAAATTGTAATGGTCCTCATAGGAAGATAAATATTATGACTTGTCCTGCAAATAATGGAGAATATTATGAACCAGATAATATAAAACAAAATCCAAAAGAAGTTAATAATGATTATACATATTTAATTAAAATATTAAAAAAATATAATATAAAATGAAATATATAACAAGAATAATAGTATTACCATTTGTATTTGCAATAATATTTACAGCTTATGTAGTTCATGCTTTTAATAATACTAGATTATTTCTATTATATGGTGGAGAATGGAATACATATACTAAAGATGATAAGGTTACAATGCAAAAGATTTATTTAAAATTAAAAGAAAATGAACAAATTTAAAATTGGTGATATAGTAGTTATTGATAAGTCTTTATTTGATAAATCATTTTATAAAGAAGTAAAAATGTATTCTTCTCCTTTCTTAGAAGAACATTGGAAATATACTATATCTGACATAAATAGTAATGGAAATGGGATGAAAAATGGATTTGTAAGATTAGAAGAAGATAATAGTTGTAATAATCATCCTTATGATATATTTAAATTAGTTAAACCAAGAATATGTCAAATATATTAAATAGAAATTGTTGGGTATATGATATTGAAACTCTCAAAAATTGTTTCACATATTCTGCTTTAAGTATTGATACTAAAGAGATAGTTCAATTTGTAATACATAAGTCAAGAAATGATATTAAAGATCTTAAAACTCATTTAAATAGTATTAAAGGGCATATTGGATATAATAATATTAATTTTGATGGACAGGTTATTCAATGGATGTTAGAAAATTCTATTTTTTTAACAAAATTAGTATTTGGTGATAGAATATCAGAAGAAATTTATAATTATGCTCAAAAAGTAATTGATAATTCTAATAAAGGTGGTTGGGGAGATTATCCTGAATGGAAAATGAATATTAAAGAATTAGATTTATTTAAAATTTGGCATTTTGATAATAAAGCTAAAATGACCAGTTTAAAATGGGTTGAATATTCTATGAATTTTCATAATATAGAAGAAATGCCAATTCATCATGAAGATGAAATAGAAGAACATCAAATTCAATCTATTTTAGATTATAATTTAAATGATGTATATGCTACATATGAATTTTATAAAATAACTATTGGTGAAACAGATCATCCTTTATATAAAGGAATTGATAAAATTCAATTAAGAAAAGATATTATAAAAGAATTTGGTATTAAATGTATTAATTTTAATGATGTTAAAATAGGTGATGAAATTAATAAATTTAAATATTGTAGATTATCTGGTGTAGATAAAAGAAAATTACCTAAACCAAATAAAATTATACAACCTTTTAAATTTAAAGATTGTTTTCCAGAATATATGGAATTCAAAACCAGTGAGTTTAAAAACTTTGTTAATGCTTTTGCAAATATAGAGGTGAGATTAAAAAAAGAGACAGATAATTCTAAACAAGAATTTAAATTTACTTTTAATGAAACAACTTATGTGATAGCAAGAGGAGGAATTCATTCTGAAGATAAACCTAGACTAGTTAAACCTCTTGATAATGAAATCCTTAGAGATGCAGACATTGGTTCACAATATCCTAATAGTATTAGAAAGAGGGAATTATTTCCTCAACATTTAGGAAAGGAATGGTTGGTTGGTTATACATCTATTATTCAAGATAGAATATCTGCTAAAAAGAAATATAAAGAAACTAAAGAAGGAAAATATCAAGCTATTCAAGAAGCTTATAAATTGGCTTTAAATGGTGGTGGATATGGTAAGTTAGGAGAAGAAAATTCTTGGCAATATTCACCATTTTCAGTTATGTGTGTAACAATTGGAAATCAAATAGAGATTTTAATGTTAATAGAATCTCTTGAAATTAATGATATTCATGTAATATCAGCTAATACAGATGGTATTGTTAGTTTATTTGATAAATCTAAAGAAGAATTATATTATAAAATATGTAAAGAGTGGGAAATTAAAATTGGTAATAATATTTTAGGTCAATTAGAATATCAAGATTATAAATTATTAGCTCAAACCAGTGTTAATTCTTATTTAGCTATTAAAACTAATGGTGAAGTTAAAACTAAATCTGAGTTTACTACAGATTTTGAAATTCATAAAAATAGATCTGCTAGAATTATACCATTGGCTTTACAAGAATATTTTGTTAATAAAACTCCAGTGAAAGAGACAATTGAAAATCATAAAAATATATATGATTTTTGTTTAGGAACTAAATCTATAGGAACTAATAGATTAATTCATTTAGAACCTATTAAAGGGAATGAAATTAAGCTTCAAAAGATAAATAGATATTATATATCAAATAATGGTTGGCATCTTATAAAACGCTTAAAACCTCTTGAAAATAAGAAAATTTCTAGACAATTAGATATATTTGGAAATGAAAATGATGGAACTAGAGAATCTGAAATTGAAGCTGGGTGGTTATCAACAATATTTAATAAATATATTGAAAAAGATATTAATGATTATAATATATGTTATAAATATTATATTGATAGAGCTATGAAGATTATTAATAAAATAGAAAATGAGTAAAAAGAAAGAATATAATAATATATTTGCTAAAATAGCAAATATACATAACGATGATATTGTTCCTTTATTAAAAAATCTTGATTTAATGTCTTTTAAAATAAGGAATAGAAGAATACTTAAATTAAGAATGACATTAGAAAGTTCTGAAGATGTTTTAATATCTAGTGATTTATTAAGTGAATATATTATTATAAATAGTTTTGTTTTAAACTTTATAAATAAAAATGAACTTAATAATTGCTATGATTTATTAAAAACTAAAGACAAAGATAACTTTTTAATTGGAACTCATATGATTTATAGTTTAATAGAAGAAAAGAAATTAAAATTAATAGAATGCAACAAGATTTAATACAAGATATTAGTAAAATATCTAAAAAACTTTTAATAAATGATATTTTCTATGGATTATTCATGAGTACCATTGAAAAAAAAGAATGTAAGGATATTCCTGTAGCTGCTGTAGCTATTAATAAGAGTACAATGGACTTTAGTTTATTAATTAATCCAGAAGAATGGTTTAAATTTAGTGATGAAGTGAAGTTTGGGGTTGACTAGAGAGCTCCAATATATAGTAATATATATTTAAAATGTGTTAAATTGACTGGAAACTCCTTAGAGTTTTATCTACTAACTATATATAGAAATATAATATAGGGCTGAATTAATTACTCAGGTATAGTAAAAAAGATAAAAATTGGACAATCAGCAGCGAAAGTGGTAAATATAAAATAAATTTTAGTAATAAGTTGTAAATGTTATAAATAAATGGTATATTAAGTTATGATTATATACACCTAATAACTATTACATTATGAAATTTAAGAATATTACAAATTTAGAAGAATTTAAACGGGATTATGATAATTTGACTATTAATCAAATTACAAGTAAATATAAATTAAATAATAAGACAATATGGTCTTATGCCAAAAAATTAAATATAAGTAGAAAAGTTGGAGAAAAAAAGATTTATAAAGTAAATGATAATTACTTTTCTAAATCAAATGACTCTTCAAATAAATATTATATTTTAGGTTTAATTTATACAGATGGAAATTTACCAACTAAAGATAAAAGATCTTTTATAATTTCTAATATTGATTTACAAATATTAGAAGATATTAAAAAGGAGTTTAATTTTACTGGTATAATTAATAAAGAACATCATAAAAAATATAATAAATATATTTATAAATTAAAAATAAGTTCTCATCAAATGAGAAAAGATTTAGAATCTTTTGGATTAACTCCTAATAAAACCATGAATTTAAAATTTCCAATTATTCCAAAAGAATATATTGGGGATTTTTGTAGAGGTTTATGGGATGGTGATGGTAGTGTATCTAATCCTTTAAGTAGACAAAAAACAAGAACTTTGTTAGGTTCAACTTTTGTATGTGCTAATAAAGAATTTATAAAACAATTATTAATATTTTTACCTGTAAAATTAAAATCTTTTCATGAAGTAACAAAAAATAGAAAAAATCCATTATATACAATTAATTTTAGAGGTTTCGACTCTATTAGATTAAGGGATTTTTTCTATTATGATAATTGTTTATGTATGGAAAGAAAGAAAATTAAATTTTTTAATTATATACCAAGACGTTCAGAGACTATAATACACAATCCTACAAATGAGGATTAAGGGATAGTCCGATCTTATATGAGAATATAAGTTAACAAAATGCCTCAGTCATGAAGCAAAGCATCTTTGTTTGTTTCATTTAATTACAATGGATATGTATTCTAATTCTAAAATGGATAATATAGCTTGTGATTTAGAGATTAATCAAACAATTAATAAGAGTCAATTACCAAGTTGGGGAATATTTATAGATGATTTTAAAACTAAATATCCAGATTTAGATTGGAAAGCAAATGCTGGAAGAGATCATTATTATAAAGAATTAGGTAAACTTTCAGATGAACAAAAGGAAGAAATAGGAATTGATGAAAAAGCTGAACATCATTGGATAGTAGTTGATGGAGAAGGAAATATATCAAATGATCCATTATCAGATAGTCAAAAGGATGCTATAAGAGTTCAGGTTGAACATACAATTGAAAGTATAGTAGAAGAGATAGAAAAATCTCAAGGACATATTCCTGCTGAAATAAGTAGTTTAATTAAAGGCTTTAAAAAGCCTAAACCAAAATTTAATTATAAGAAGTACATAAGAAATTTTGTTGGTAATTCAACGCAATATTTTATTAAAACAACTAAATTAAGAGAAAATCAAAGATTTCCTGGATCTCCCAAGATAGTTTTAAGACCTAAAAATAAAGTGCTAGTTCTTATTGATGAGTCTGGTTCTGTTAGTGAACCTGAATTATTGGACTTTCTGAATGAGATTGCGCATTTAAGTAAAACAACCGATTTAGAGATTAGAGCATTTGATACAGAAGTAGGACCAATAGTTAAATATAAAGCTAATTCAAATATTTTTATAAGAAGTAGATGTGGAGGAACTTATTTTACTCCTTGTATTGAATTTTATAATAAACAAAAACAATATGAAACTTGTTTAATATTTACTGATGGTCATGCAGAAGTTCCTGAAATTAAAACAAATAAAACTTTATTATGGGTAATTAGTAGTAATGGATCAGAAGAAGTAATTAAAGGGTGTGGAAAATGGATTAAAATTCCAAAAGAAAATTAATGTATTCATTAGGTTATAAAAATAATAAAGAAACTGTATTTCAGTATAAATTAGACAATGATGATAGAGTAAGTCATATTTCCTATCTTAATATTAATTTTTCTAAAGAGGAACAAAATTTTATTGATGATTTGATGAAATCTGAAGATCTTGATAATTTTTTAATTGCTAAAGCTATAATTGATAATAAAAATGAAAATGGATGAAAAAGAATTAACAAAGGAAGTTTTATTTAAAAAATTTAATCTTGAGTCTGACTGTAATTTTAGAACCGCTGTTAATTTAGTTTTATCTGAATATAAAAATTATTCATTTAAAAATGATAATGTAGATCAAATAATATCAACAGTTATGGATTTATTAGTAAATTCTGAATCAAAAAATGATCAAGATTTAATAATAGCTGCTCATATATTAAATAGTTTAGAATTAGAAAAATGAAAGAAATACAAAGATTAACTAAGCAAGAGAAAATTGAACTTCTTTCTATGTTTAGTAGTGATAGAGATGCTTATCTTTTAGCTAAAACTATGTGTTTAAAATATTTAGAAATTTATCCATCAGAAAAGAAGTTTAAAACTCATGTTTATAATCAAATAAAAGATTATAAGTATGGAAATTCAATTAATAAAACTAGGTATTTTAAAACTTTACAAGATTTGAATTTAGAACCTGAAGATAATGGTAAAGGAGAAATATAAATTAGAAGATTTTGATGATTTTATATTTTCTAAAGATGGGACCATTAGAGATATGGGTTGGATTATGGCAATAAATTCAATTGATTTAAAGAACATGCCTATTAATGATTTAATTGAATTAGATATTATTATGAGAGAGATTTATCGTCATTGGGATAATTTAGGGAATAGATTTTTACAAAAGATTAATAAAGCAATTCAAAGACATAGATTATCAAGGGTTGCTTATGAAAATAAAAGATATTATATTAGTAGAGATGAAGATTTTCTTAAATATAAAAAAGAACGTAGATTAAAAACTAAATATTAAAATAATTATGAGTGTAATTAAACAAACAACATATAAACCTACAGAAACATATAATTTATTAAAACAATTAATAGATTCAAATGATAAAATAATTAATAAAGGTGGAATTCCAATTTCAATGTCTGTAGTTGGACCTCATGGAATTGGAAAAACTACAGTTATTAGAGAATTAGCTGAAGAATTAGGTAGAGATTTTTTTAAATTAAATTTATCACAAATTACAGAACCATCTGAATTAGTTGGATTTTATACTAAAGAATATGAAATGGCTAAAAGTGGTACTGATAGTATATGGTGTACTGAAAATATGATTCCTGAATATAGTAAATTAGGTTATCAAAGAACTACATTAAGTAAAACATCTGCTTGTCCTCCAGATTGGGTTGTTAATTTGAAAGAAAATGGAATATTGTGTTTAGATGATTTTAGTAGAGGTAATCAATTACTAATGCAATCAGTTATGGAAATCTGTAATGAGGGAACTATGATTGGTTGGGATTTAAAAGATAAAAAGATTCAAGTTATATTGTCTGAAAATCCAGATGATGGAGAATATAATGTTCAAACAGTTGATGCAGCTCATGCTTCTAGGATGGTTAAAGTAAATATGGTATGGGATGCTAAGGATTGGGCTGAAAGGGCTGAAAAAATTGGTTTAGATGAACGTTTAATTAATTTTGTATTATGGGCTCCTGAACTATTAGAAAATAAAAAAGCTGAAGGAATTAGTGCAAGTGGAAATGTTAGTCCCAGAATGATGGATAAGTTTTTTAGTTTAGTGAGTACAATTGATGATTTTGATAAACATTTAGATATAATATCTACTTATGGAGATATATCAGTAGGTAAAGATTTAACTAGTCAATTAATTAATTTTGTTAATAAGAAATTAGATAAACTTCCAAGTGTTGAGAAACTAATTAAAGAATATGATGAAAAAACAGCTAAATCTCAATTAACACAATGTTGTGGAGATAGTGAGAAAGATAGTAGCAATTGGAAAGCGGCTACAGCAGCTATATTAACTACACGTATGTATAATTATATGAGATTTAATCAAAAAACTGTAAGTAAAGATAATATTAAACAATATTTAGCTTTAATTTTACATCCAAGTTTTAGTGTAGATCAAAAATATTTAATGGTTAAGCAGACTGTAGGAATTAATAATACATTTTCTCAATTATTAGCTGGAAATCCTGAATTTATTAAATATATGGTAAAATAATGAGAATAGTAATAAGTGGAAATAATAAATTTATAGATCAAGATTTATTCGATTATATTAATCAGATTTGGGTAACATATGATATTGAAATAGACAATGATAGTTGTATTTATTTTACAAAAAATACCACAGTTAATCGTTTAATAACTGATTATTGTGGAAAGAAAATATCAAGAGTAATAAAGAAAGAAAAAGCTGATTATGTAATTATTAATAAGTTTAATTTATCAAATTATCCTCAATATTTTGATGGAACAAATATAGTTGATGATGATACTAAAGAAGTTGTATATGGAATTTATAATGAATCATGTGAAATTCAAGATACAATTGATTTAATATTAGATTTTATAGATAGAAAACAAGAAGTTAAATATGTTAATCAAAACAAACTTAATGATAGTCTAAATAATGGTTATATAATTGATATTGAGAGTTATTCTACATTAAAAGAGTTAATTGATAGTAGTCATAGTGATAATCATCAATTAGCTATTAATATGATAATTGGAAGTGATTTAAAGAATAATTGGGAGTGGATATTATATTTATATCATAATAAAGGAGCTCAGGTTACTTCTTATGATAAAAAAAATATTATAAGAAATTATTTTGATACACTTAATTTAGGTTTTGGATTACATGATTTATTACCAAGAATAGATAGTTCTTTAGCTGTTGTGACTAATCCTCAAGTTAAAGATAGATTTACTTATATGGTAAAATCTCAATTTCAAAATAAGATTAATGAATATTTCAAAACTTTAGGTACTCAAAAATTCAAACTTAATGATTTTAAGATAGAATACGATGCAAATAAACAATAAACCTATTCATTTAGAAGTTAAATATAATGAGAATTATTATAATAAACAAGAATTTAATGATTTCTTTGAAAATAATAATATAAAATATATTTCTGAAGATATTAAAGGAAAATCTTTATATTTAATTAATAATACAGTTTCTCAGACTAAATTAAGAGATAGTGGATTTATTATAAAAAGAGATGTATCTAAGGCTGATGTTATTGTTATTTCTGATTATTATAAATTGAAATCAAATTTTTCTTATTTAACTAAAAGTGAAGTTGCAATTCATACTAGATATAATATTGAACACTTCTTTAATACTTATAATCAATATAATAATTATATTTTAGATACTGAATTATATAAATATCTTTATAAATATGATGGTAATCAAGAATTATTTATTCAATGTAGTGATTTATTGAAATCTAGACAAGAAGATAATATTAGAATAGCAATGGAATTTATGTCTAATGCTAATTGGGAAACTAATGAAATATATTTACAAGAATTATTTAATTTATATTGGTTTGATTGTATTAGACGTAATAATTATAAAGATAGTATTTCTTTTAAAGGATTTCTTAATTCTTTAAGTTTTCCTTATATGAGTTTACGTTTAAATGAAGCAAATGATTATAGAGAATTATGTACTAAACAGGAACATCATGAATGGTTATATAATAAATATATTGAAGAATTTCAACAAGAATTAGATAATTTATTTGTGAAACATAAAATTAAATTAGATAAAATAGAATTTTCAATTGATAAAACTATATTTTAATGAAAATATTATATAAGCGTGATAGTCGTGGAAAGATTAGAATATGGCAAATTTATACTCAAGGAGCTTTATTAATTCAAGAAAGTGGATTAGAAGATGGTAAATTAGTTAAACATCAAAAGTTTTGTACTCCTAAGAATATTGGTAAATCTAATGGTACAGATTGTAATCAACAAGCTTTATTAGAAATGGATTCTTTGATTAAACAAAAACTTGATGAAGGTTATTTTGAAACTAAAGAATTAGCTGAAAGTGAAAAAGTAATTCTTCCTATGTTAGCTAAATCATATGATGATGAAAAGCATAAAATAGATTGGTCTAAAAATGTATTTATTCAGCCTAAATTAGATGGTCAACGTTGCCTTGCTTTTATTAAATCAAATGGAGATGTTAAATTAATGTCTAGAGATGGTAAGATAATTGAAAATATGCAACATATTATTGATGATTTATCTAATATTAAACAAGATATTATTTTGGATGGTGAATTATATGCTCATGGATTAAGCTTTCAAGAAAATATGAAACTAATTAAAAAATATAGAAAGGGTGAATCTGAATTAATAAAATATCATGTATATGATGTTATTTCTGATAAATCATATAATACTAGACATTCTTTAATTTGTAAGAATTTAATTTTCTTTAAAACAGTTGAATTAGTAGAGACTACTCCTTGTAAGTCTGAAAGTGATTTAAAAATTTCACATTCTTTAAATATAAATGATGGTTTTGAAGGTTCTATCATTAGACATGGAGAAGAAGGTTATAAAGTTAATGGAAGAAGTTCTAATTTATTAAAGTATAAAGACTTTAAAGATATGGATTTACCAATTTATGATATAGAACCAAATGATGCTAATCCTTTACATGGAACCCCTTTATTTACATTAGGCTTACATAGTAAATTTTTTAAAGCAGGCTGTAAATTATCTCATGCTGATAGAGAAGATTTATTAACTAATAAAGATGAGTATATTGGTAAAATAGCAACTATTAGATATTTTGAATTAACAGATGATGGAATTCCTAGATTTCCTGTAATGGTTGGAATTAGAAATGATTTAAATTAATAAATATGTTAGAAAGAGATTTAAATCCTCCAGAATTTTATTATAAACCTGATAGAAATGGATATTGTGATAAATGTTGTGAATTTGATGAATTAAAAGAAGTAGAAAGAGATTATTGGTTGTGTTTTGAATGTAGAGAAGAAGTATGGTTAAATTTACATAATAAAAGTAATAAAGAAGAATAAATATGACAGAAGATGGTAAAGAAGATATATCTTGGATGGCTACTCAGTTAGTTAATGATAGAGATATGTCTAAAATTGAAGAACCTAAAGAATTAACAAGAAGTTTTGGTGGTAAAATTGATGGTTTTATTTCTTCTTTAGAAGAAGCTCATGAAAAAAGACATTTGAAAGCTTATTTAAAAGGAAAGAAGTATTTTAGACATGGATTTTATGAGAATAAAGAACCTATGTATTATGATGTAATAGAAAATTGGAAGTAAACTAAACTAAATTTAAATTTATGATTATTGAAGAACCAGAAGAATTACAAATGTATATTGATTTTATGATGAAAAGTAAAATATATGATAATATTCATGATTTAATTGATGATTTAAAATATGAGTTTGATATAAATTTAAATGAACAACAAATTGAAAATATAAATGAAAGCGAAGAAAAAACCAGTAATAATTGATTATTATATAATTAATACAGAATCATCAGAGAATGGTACAAAATTAGTTGAATGGGTTAATTCATTTAATGATAATTTTCTTGATAATTTTGTATTAAATTATGATAGCAAGACAATAAGTGTAAAGACATTGGAAGGAACTTCATATAATGTAACAAATGATGATATAATTATAAGAGGTATAAAAGGTGAATATTATCCTTGTAAGAAAGATATATTTGAAGCAACTTATGATATATTATAATGATAAATGATGAAGATATTAAATCATTAATTCAAATAGCAGAATTACAACCACCAAATAAAATAGAAGTAATTCAGAGATATATTTTTGATTTAAAAGAAAAACAAGTAAATATTAATATTCCTAGAGATATGATTAACCAAATGTTAATGGAACAAGCTTATAATATAGCTAAGGAATATTATTTAGATAAATTTAAGGAGAATAATGCAAGTTAATATAGATAAATTATTAAAATTAAAGATTCCATTAGAAGCTTATTTTATTCTTTGGTGTATTTATAATGAAGAAGTAGATGCGTTAGCTAATTATATTAATAATAATAAATCTATTCCTATTAATATTTATGAATTATTATCTAATGATAATTGGTTAATTTTTACTGGAGAAACCAATGATTTAAATAATGTTGAATTAACAGATAAATTTGCTAAAGAATTTCTTGGAATAATTAATTATAATGGTACATTAACATTTGATGATGCTTTTCAACAACTAAGGGATCATTTTCCTATTAAAGCTGGTAATTCTGAAAGAAGATTACAAGGAAATCCTGAAAAATGTAAGAATTTATATAAATCTATTATTATTAAAAATGGTAGAATTGATGAAGCATTACATTCTTTAATATTACAATGTGTTAATTATGAAATTAATTTAAGAACTAAGGCTAAAAGTTTAGAATATTTTAAATTAATGACAACATGGTTAAACCAGAGAGAATGGGAATTATATAAATTAGAAGTTGAAGAGATTATTAGGAAAGATGGGTTTATTGATAAGAATGGAAGTGATGAATTAAGAGAAGATAGATTATGAGTATTATAGAAAGAGTAATAGAAGAGCTAAAGGAAAACAAACAGAAGAGATTAAAAGGTGAAGATATTTTAATACCTTGGTTAAATTTACCTAAACTCTCTACTGTTCTTCCTGGAGTACAAAAAGGTAGATATGTAATTATAACAGCAAACAGTAAAGTTGGGAAAACTCAAATTGCTGATTATCTATATTTATATGAACCTTTAAATTATATATTAAATAATAAAACTAATCTTAAATTAAAAATTTTTTATTTCAGCTTGGAAATCTCGAAAGAAGATAAATTATTACAAATGATTTCTAATAAAATATATAATGATAAGAAATATATTATCTCTATGGATAATTTAAAATCTTATTTTAAAGGATATGTTTTAGAGGATAGAGTTGAACAATTAATAGACAGTTATAAAGATTATTTTACTAGAGTGGAATCTATTGTTACAATAATAGATAACATAAGAAATCCACATGGTATATATAAAGAGGTTAGAAAATATGCTAGAGAAAATGGTAAGTTCTTTTTAAAAGATGGTACAGAAGTGGATCCAGTAGCTAACCCATTTTATGATTATTATGAACCAAATGATCCTCATGAGCAAGTTATAGTTATAACTGATAGTTTATCTTTATTACAACCTGAAAAAATTGATGGTAAACAACAAGAACTTTGGGATGCTATGTTTAAATTTAGTTCTGATTATAGTTTAAAAATGAGAGATAATTTTAAATATACAGTTGTTAATATTCAACAGCAAGCAGGAGATCAAGAAAAACAACAATTTACTTTTAAGGGAAGTACAATTATTGATAAATTAAGACCTAGTGCTGATGGTTTAGGTGATTGTAAATTAACTGGTAGGGATTGTGATTTGATGATTGGTTTATTTGCACCAGCTCGTTATAAAGTTAAAGAATATCAAGGATTTAATATAGAAAAATTAAAAGATAACTATAGAGAACTTTGTATTATTTTTAATAGAAGAGGTGGAGGAAATATTAATTTAGATTTATTTTTTCAAGGTGAGTGTAATTATTTTAGAGAGCTTGGAGATAGTGAATTTAGGGTATAAATAAGTTGTAAAATACAAATTTATTTTGTAACTTTACAATTATGAAACAAGCTGGAATATATCGAATAACTAATATAAATAATTCTAAAATTTATATAGGTTCTGCACAAAATCTCTCTAAAAGAAAGACACAACATTTTTCTAATTTAAAACATAATAGACACACAAATAAATATTTGCAAAATTCTTATAATAAACATAAGAGAGGAGTATTTATTTTTGAAGTTATACAATATGTCAAAAATATAGAAGATTTAATCTTTTATGAACAAAAATGGATTGATTTAACATATTGTTATGATCGTCGATTTGGTTATAATTTATGTGAAATTGCAGATAGACCTTTTATTGGAAGAACTATTAGTGAAGAACATAAAAGAAAATTGAAAGAATCAAATACTGGTGAAAATCATTATGCTTTTGGTGGTCATTTTACAGAAGAGCATAAAAACAGTTTAAAAGAGGCTAGAAAAAGTCAAATTATGACTAATAATAAACCTGTTTTACAATACGGCTTAGATAATATGTTTATTAAAGAGTGGAGAACTACTTTAGAACTTGGTAAGTTAGGATTTGATCCTTCTGGTATTAGTGCTTGTTGTAATAACAATAGAAGTAAAAGTCAAGGATTTAAGTGGAAATTTAAAATCAATAATGAAATTCCTTTAATTTTTAAAGATACTTTTGTAGGAAAACCTAGAACTTATGAAAATACTAGAAAGAAGACTATAATACAATTAGATTTAAATAATAATTTTATTAGAGAACATGAATCTATAACTAGTGCTGCCATTAATATTAATGGATTAGAAACTTCTATATCAAGATGTTTAAGGGGTATTAGAGCTTCATATAAAGAATTTAAATGGAAATATAAAATAATAGAAAAATTATAAATGGAAAAACAAATATATTATAATGAAACAATCTTTATTAATTCAGATATTCCAATAGAAGAACCTACAGAGGTTTATTTAACTTATGATTTACAAGAAGATGACATTCAATTGTCATTGGATTATAATTTAAATTTAAAACAATTGGAGAAATTTGCTAAAGATTTGTTAAAATTTGTAAATGAAATTAAAAAAGAAATAAAAGGATAAAATGGCATTTAAGAAAGAAAAAACATTAGTTAGTTTACAATCTCCTAATGAAATTCTAATTTATTCTAAACCTAAAATGGGTAAAACTGATTTAGTTAGTAGAATTGAGGATTGTGGAATTATAGAATTGGAAGGTGGAGCTAATTATGTTAATGGATATGTTCATAATGTTAATAATTTAAAGGAATTAGATGAATTATTAACTTGGCTTGAGAAAGAAAATCCATATAAATATCTTGCATTTGATACAATGACTAGATTAGAAGAATGGTGTGAGATTGAAGGTACATTAAATTATATGAATAGTAGTCAAGGTAAATCATTTAATAGAGTGCTACAAGAACATATTGATAGAGGATTAGCACCACAAGATAAATTAGGAGCTAAATTTCCTCCAGGAAAAGAAGGATTTGAATCTGTTCATAGTTTAGGTCAAGGTTATGGTTATAGATGGAGTAGAGAGTCTTATCAAAAATGGTTTCTTAGAATGAAAGCTCTAAAATGTAGAAAAATATTTTTAGCTCATATTAAGGATAAATTAATTGAAAGTAAAAATGGAGATCAGGTTGTTGGTAGAGATATTGATTTAACAGGCAAGCTCAAGTCAATAACAACTTCATTTGTAGACACAATTGCTTATTTGCATAGAGGATCTGATGGTAATACATATTTAAGTTTTAAAGCTGGAGAAGCTGTAGCTGAAGGTAGTAGAAGTAAACATCTTACTGGTCAGGATTTAATGATTGGAGAATGGAGTAATGAGAAAAAAGATTATTCAGAAACATTCTGGTCTAAAATATATATTGACTAATGCATTGTACTAATATGAAAGTAATTAATATTAATCTATTAGATTTTTTAAATGTTGTAACAAGTACTAGTAATGGTTATTTTATACAAGAATATCAGACAGGTATAAGATATAGAATAAGTCCTCAAACAAATTATGATTTAAGAAGAAAATATCAAGATTTAATGACTAATAATCTAATTTCTAATGGTAGAGTTTATATAGTGTCTATTTGTGTAGAAGATGATAGTAATATTAATGATAGAAATCAGATTAGTATGAGTTCTGATCCATTTAGAGAATTTGATAGAAGCCAATATGGTCCAATAAGTCCATATAAATTAGAGAGTCCAATTAAACAAGAAAATAAATTAAATAAAAAATTATTATTACTATGAGTGAATTATCAACAGAAGTTAAGAAAAAATATATAGACCTGATTAAGTTAGGTAAAGATGCTTTAGATGCAATTAAAGCTCCTTTTGAGGCTAGAAAAGCTGAAAAAGATTTAGAGAAAGAAGTAATTAATATTGAACAATCAATAGCTGAACAAGAATTAAAAATTCAAACAGCAAAGGGTGAAAAACCTTTTAATCTTAAATTAATTTTAGAAGCAATTGATACTAAAGATTTAAAAGAAAGAGAATTAAAATTAGCTAAGGAATTACAGAAAGAATTATTTTAACAATGGAACCTATAACTAAATACGTTTATCAAGATGGAGAATATAGTTTAAAATATTCTGATGGAGTGATTAAATATTTTGATATAAATGGTGAGTTTCTTGGAGATAATGAAAAAACAATAAATAAAAAGTTATTATTAGTGTAAATAAGATAATGATTTCTTATAAAGAAAAAGCAGAAACATTATATCAAAATTCTTTAGATAAATTAAGAAATAAAGCAATAGCAGCAGGAAAAGCAATGGATAATGCTATGAAGTTAGAATATTCTGTTGGTGGAACTACTAATTGTCACTTTATGATTGATAATTATTTGAAGTATTTTGATTATGAAAAAATTAAAAATTTAAAATAAAAATAAATAATATGAAACAAATATCAAAAACAGAATTTACAATAGATGTAACTTCAGGAAAAACTAGAAAAGAGTTAATGAAAAAATATGAATTATCATTAACAAATATTAAAGCAATAGCTAAAGAACTAAATTTAGAAATTAAAAGAGATTTTAAACCTAAATTTGTATTAGTAGATGATGTTCCTACAAATCAATTGAATATGGATAAAGAATTAGTTTTTGAAAATCTAAACTAATATAACAATAATTAGACCGTTTAATAAGTTTTATAGGGAATGTAAATCTGCGTAGAAATTTATTTTAAAATATAAAAATAAATATAAAAGAAGAGAAAATGGAATTAAATTTTAGTAGTGCAGTAGAAGTAAAAACA